TATATTTATAGATATATATTTTATATATATAATATAGATATAATAATTATATATAATTTCTATACATATTATTTATGGGGTATGCAAAAACTACATATCTAAAAACTGCATAGCTTACATTTGACCTATGCAAAATTTGCATATATACTGATAAGATAATTAATTAATAACGAGGTTTAAAAAATGTTTATGTTTATATTTATAGTTTGTATTGCTTTGATAGTTTTTACAGGTCTATTTTTGATGAGATCAAACCTAGATTTTATTGAAAGTAAAAACAAAGCATATTTAAAAAGTATTAACAAAGTAAAACCAAAGATAAGAAAATGAAATTACTATTGGTAATGGTTTCAACTGTATTTATAGGCTATCTATTACTAGATTTATTCTATAAATCAGTAGCAATATAACACAAAATCTTATCTCCCTATAAGTTGCGAGGGGGCAAATTTTAACAAGCCCCCTTGTGTATTCCCACTTGACACAGAATTTGATATAGCATAATGTATTTTCAGAAAGGAAAAATGATTATGAAACAAGTAATGTATGTATCAATCATGTGGTTATTGCTCGGAAGTCTTATCGGGTTGATGGGTGTATGATTGATGAAAATGTATAGCCCCTATCGGTGCAAACTGGTAGGGGCTTTTTTATTACTTGACACATTGTCACACCTTTGATAGTATGTATTCATAACCAATAACAAAGGAGTCTTTATGACAACTGACATAGCAACAATGGAACGTATAGAAAAACAAAAGCGTGACGCTATACATAGTGAAGTGGTAGTAAAGAATAAAGCAAACAACTTTCACTTAGAAAATACTAAAAAACTTAATGAGGCTAGGGACATATTCAAATCTAGTAGTGGGCTTGATAACATTACTGAGTTTAATATGTCTAAGTTTAAATATATAATGAATGGTAATTAATTATGGGTAAAACATATAAACTTAGTGATTACTTAGAAGCTATAAGTAAAAAAAATAATAAAGAAGAAGATCAATTTATTATAATTCAAAGTAGAATACATAAAAATTTATCTAAAGATATTATTGATTTACTCAATAGCCTTGAATCTGATGGAATACCTGCACCAAAAGACTTTGTATTCATGACATACTTTGCAATGTTTTGGAATAGAATGATGTCTATGTACAAAGACGATCAAGAAAAACAAGACGTAATTAATTTATTTAATAGTATTATGTCGGATAAAGACGAAAGGATAAAACCTGAATCGCTAAATTAAAAACTTTTATCTCCCTCTTAGATAAAACAAACCCCCTTTGTGCTTGACACATTGGGGGTTTTTTATTACTTGACATATAAATATCAATATGATATTATGATAATGTACAAAGACACAGCGAAGCGAACTTAATTCAGACTGGACTAGCTGTGTTGGGAGTAGGTAGTTGCAACAATAAAACCTACTGTCTGGATTTCGTGAGATATCTCTACGAGTCCAAAAGACCTGTGCGTTGGTTCAGTAAAATGTATATGCTTGGCAAAGTGTATATGTTCTCCAACGCATGAGCCTCTGTATATAAAATTATGATTACAAAAATTAGACAGATACAGTTAAAGTTAAAAAAGTTTGATGAGATTATGATTAAACTTAAGACTAAATACTTAGATAAACCAGATGTTTATGCTGACTTACATCAATTAAATTTAAAGATTGATGAAGTACACAAGCTAATAGACAACGATCCCTCATGAATATTAAATTACTAAATCTAAATGCAATGAAAGATTTTGCAAAGTGGTTAGATATAAATAGTGTGCATATGTCTTTATGGTCAGCACATATAAATGATAAAACTTTTTTTGGTTTAGAAAAACGACAGAAAAAAGCTGATGATAGGGATAAATTCTGGGTAAATAGGTGTAAGATAAGACCAAATACTTATGGAGATTCCTTTTTAGCACCACGAATTGAGCAATCTATTAAAGCTAATACACTTTTAAACTATATTATCAAAAGAAAATCAAGATAACACTTGACACATCAATAAATATTTGTTAAGTTGAGGTATGTTTAAACATAAATCAACTATAAGGATATCCTATGGCAACAGATGACACACATCTATTGAAATGGCGTAGGTCTTTGAGAAAAAAGGCTATCAATATATTAGCATTACTAGAAAACAAAGGTCAACCTTGTCCAGAAATAGACAAGGAACTTCGTGATGCTATACATTGTAATCATATGTGGAAAGAGCAAGGTGACTGGGAGAAAACCACTGAAACCTTGCCATTGCCAGAACCTCAAGACTTACATTTTCAAGCAACAGAAGAATAATGTTTGAGTTATTGATGTTTTTGTTTGATGACTTTGATACTCGTATGGGTAAATTTTATTTACTTAATAAAAATTTTAACTCATACGAGCATTGTCAAGACTACGTTGATAGCGTAATAAAAGATAATCCAAATGGCGACAATCAAATTTATATACCAAACAATAAAGTTATTGGTTTGACTTTCTGTGCACCACTTGACACACACAAAAATATAAGCTATACTGTCCATATTATATCTGATTCGCAGATATAATTGGGGTAGATTTGTTAGATGCAAGAAATCAATCTAGCTGAAAAGACTTGCTTATGGGAATTATAGGTTGCAACCTTTATAATGTAGTAATACCTGCTATAAACTACTAATCTCGCTAGACAAATCTACCCTTTTTTACTTGACACTCCCAAAAAAATTTGATATAGTGAACTCATAGTCAGCGAGAGTTGGCTATCCTTTTTTGTATGCCCATTGGTCTTTGTAGATCGCAAGATATAGGCGTAGTAAGATACGTTAGGATAATTCTGGTTGAGACCTGCCAGAAGCTACAATCAAGGGGGGTGGGTAGCTAGTCAGGAATAATCTCGAGTGATGCTTTCCCACCCCGAATATAAATCAATCAACAAGGAGAAACTATGCACATATATGCAGACGTAAAGATAGGCAAAGTTTCTGATCATCTATACACATTGCTAACCCTTACTAAAGCTAAAAAGTTTAGAGCAGGGTTCACTAAAAAAGATGGCTCGTATAGAGTTGGAACCTTTGATCTAAAAAATCGTGAGACATGGAAGCAACAAGATGGCACTATGTACAAACGAAAAGGCAAAGCAAGAACTACTAATCCAGATGAGTATATTCTTGCCCATGACTTAGTAAAGAAACAACCTAGAAACATATCTGTTAATAGATTGAAGTGGTTTAGTGTAGGTAAAAAAGTCTATAAAATCAATCACTTAGCAGAAGATTCTAATGTAAGAATATTTGAATTTGAAAAAGTAAAATTCAATTATGTTAAGGACTTGCTGAGTGCAAATGAAAATACAATCAACCAAATACTACAAGGAATATAATGAGTTATAAAGTTATAGTGTGGAAAGCAAATGGTGATGTTGAGAAACACCCATTTGAGAGTGGTGCTAGTATAAGTAATATACTTAACTTACTCAAAGCAGACGAACTTAAAGTTAGTAAGGCTAGAGATAATAGACTTACTGATGTGTTTGAGTTTGATATTTATTATGATGAGAATGCTAAACTAAAAGGGAAACCTTTAAATAGTAAAGCAACTTATTGTGTTAATGAATATGTAAATACTTTTAAACAATCAAAAGTATCTAAAGAAACTATACATGGTGATGTAGCCTTTGAAGTCAAGGCTTGACACATTAGTATATATATTATAATATATAGACGCTATCAATTAATTTTGGTAGCGTCTTTTTTTTAATCAAACCAAAGGAGGAACATGACAACTTGGTGTCAGAATATAAAATGTGCTGATAAAAAGAACCAGAATCAAATTCGTGGTAACAAAGGTTCAAAATATTATCAGTCTAACAAGGCTAATAAATACTACGAGCATTGGTGTAGCGAGTCTTGTCGTAAGCAATGGTTTAGTGATCATGCTACTGTTTGCTTAAATGCTGTTGGAGAAATAGATAGGCAAGTAGTACCACTTGAAGATGCTTGGTATGTTGAGTATAGATACGATTGGAGATCAGAGATACAAGACAGATACCATTTAGTAAATAAATTAAAAGGTGTTGACCATAGTATCACAAGAGAACAAGCACAAACACAAGAACAAATAGATGCCGACCATAGTTGGCGTACAATAACTGACGCACAAGCAAGAGAACTAGCAGTATCTCTTGGCTTAGTTAGTTGACACATCACTAAATATAATATATTATATAGACATCACTCAGTTATCTGGGTGGTGTCTTTTTTTTAACCATAACACAAAGGAGTACTCATGGACAAAAAAGAAATAAGACTTAATCAAGGCAAACGTAAGTCTTTAATCTTAGACTTTCGTAGACATTGTGAATCTATGGAATGTGACGAGAAGTCTGCATACGAAAAAGCAAAAGTTGATGCGATAGATACTATTGATTCATCTTTCAAAGTTATGAAAGAGGTAGTAGAAAGAAAGTATCAACTAGAAGATGTTGCCGAACTTCAAAGGCTTCAAAGAAAATATAATACTGTTAATGCTGTAGGCACAGACAGTTGTTTCTTTATGAACGCTGAGAATGTTAAGGAAGTAGATCAGTATGGAGATGAGGTTGAGAAAACTAAACACTTTTCATATCATCTTGATGGTGGTTTTGATAGTGGTAACGATTCTCGTAGATACTACTCTGGATCACAGGATAGTGGCAAAAATTTTGCCTATGCTATGTATCGTGATGACATGAAAGCAGTTGGATTAAATCCAGACTGTAACATAGAAGCCGATATTACCTATGAGAAAGGTGCTGATAGGTACGACAGACGTAGCAATCCTTGGCTAGCTACTGCAAGAAATGACAATGAGGGTTTCTTGAAAGGTAAAAGTGGTAGCCCAGACAGATATCAAGAATGGGAAGACAAGTATCAGTTGCATATCATTGGGACTGGTGGTTGCCGTTCTCGTGCAATACCTTGTACTGATCTTGAGTTTGCTAAGTTTGAAATGATGCACCATGCTAAGCAAGAAGTAGTCAAGCAACATACTGCTTGGATACAGATTGTTGTAGCTAGAGTTGATCGTTTCAAAGAGATAGTCAAAACTATGACTAAGTTCTCTCAAGTAGAAGACTTTGCTAAACAATTTGGTTGGGTTATAGCACCAGAAATCTTAGCAGATAAAATAGGTATGGACTTAGTTATATCTATTGATGATGCAGTTGATTCAATCATGAATATAGGTAAGAAAGCACCTAGTAGAGAAGATAAGATTAAGGCAAGAATATTATACAATGCCCAACAATCTTCTTTAGCCTCTTAACCCCAGACAATAACCTAGGGGGTGGTTAGTATATCTAGCCTCCCCCAATGGACGATACAGTATAACATATTTATAAAGGAAAAACCATGTGCAACATTGACGCAGATGTAAAGTTATGTCATGAGTGTAAAAAGAAAGCAGTAGTAGTAGAAAATAAACAATATTATTGTGCAGATTGCATGTTAATCAAACAGGGGATATACTATGGAATGGATAAAAGGAAATTTAAACGTAAAAGATAAAACGCCAGAACAGAAACTAGCATTAGCAGTTATTCAGACTAACTTTGAAGATGCATTTGGTTTGCATGATTCTTTTCTTGCTAGTTCAAACAAAGAAATAAATATGCGAGGGGCTAGAGATTGGTTCAATTCATATCAATGTGACTTTTGGTGTGACTGTGCAGGTACAACTGGAGATCATGTAAGAAAATTATTCAAGACATTGACTGAGAGATACAATTCTGGTATTATAACAATCAAAGAAATTAAATGGGCAATACTTAAATTAGAATTAAAGCTATGAATATATTTCATTTACACAAAGATACAGAGATATGTGCTAGGTATCATTGCGACAAGCATGTAGTTAAGATGATACTTGAAACAGGGCAGATGTTATCAACTGCATATCAACGCCATTGTGGTATTGATGATAGTTTATACAAACCTGCATATCCTAAACACCCAATGACAATATGGGTTGGAGATTCACTTGGTAATTATCTATGGTCATTAGATTTACTTGGTCACTTGCTTAATCAATACAGGCACAGATACAACAACAAAGTGCATAGCACAGGTCGCATACTAAACAATCTTTTAAAACTTACTGACAAAGTCAAAGATAAATTTCAATACAAATCATTTCTTATACCACCACTCTGTATGCCAGATGAATACAAAGAAGATAATTACATTCAAGCATATCGTAAATATTATATCGGTGAGAAAAAACGTTTCGCAAAGTACACTCTGGTTGACACACCAGACTTTATGTGCTAAAGTAATCAACAAACAAAGGAGAAAATATGGCAATAATAAAAGGCGATAGCCAACATGACTTAAGAACATACAGATTTGAAGATGGATATACACTTCAAGAAAATATGTTATTAAGAGCATTAAAAATGCAAGCACAACATGGTATGCTTATGACTAACCCTAGAGTAACAGGTTACTCATCATTTGCTAAAGCAGTAATAGGTAACTTCAAACTAGGAGATAAGACACCAAAGACCTGTAAAAATCTATATAAATATTTAGTTGAGAAAGGATATTATGAAAGCATTAATAAAAAAAATTAATCAATGGTCATTGTATTACCGAACAGAGATTGTTTGGTTTATCATTGGCTTTATCTTAGGAGTAATAATCATATGAGCCACAGAGTTTCAAAAGATAAAATAAAAACTTTTCTAACTTTAAGATTTAGACAACAACCACGAATAATGTACGATGATACCTTGTCTGTAGCTATAGAAGTTATACAAGATTTTTTAAACTGTGATCCAATGGACATAGGCAAACTACAAGGTGCTACATATGATACAGTATATAACATAGAAAAGGAGATAGATGAAAATTAAAGATATAGAAGCAAAGATAGGTAAGCTATCTAATCCTAGTAAGATGCCCTCGTATGCGTGGGGCATACCCACCAGTAAATGTATAACTGGTAGCAAGTTAGCAAAGATAGAGGGTACTATCTGTAATAAATGTTATGCAGATAAAGGTTGCTATGTATTTCCTGTAGTAAAACTTGCATATCAAAAGAGGTATGACGCTATTGAATGTGATGAGTGGATAGATTACATGGTAGAACTTATCACATTAAAGTACAAAAACCTAGATAAATCAAGGCTTTTTCACCGTTGGTTTGATTCTGGAGATTTGCAATCTTACTCACACCTTATGAAAATATTTGAGGTTTGTGAGAATACACCTCATATAAAACATTGGCTAGCTACTAGAGAATATTCAATTATAGATAAGTTAGATGAGAAAGATGTACCAGAAAATTTATGTTTGCGTGTGTCAGCAACTAAAGTTGATAGCCCACCACCTAAGTTTTGGAAGTGGACATCTGGTGTGCACAAAGATAAACCTGCAGTGGGTAAAGAATGCCCTGCTTACAAACAAGATGGCGAGTGTGGTAGTTGTCGTGCATGTTGGAATAGAAATGTTAAACAAGTAAGTTACAAGGAACATTGATGAGTGACACATTTACACTAGCACTTAAGTTTAGAATACTTGTTGAACAACTAGGTGGCGAGGTAACTGAGAATGCCATGTACCTTGATGGCAAAGGTAGTCAATTCACATTTAAAATAAAAGATAAATCTTTTGCAGTTGACTTGTGGGATGAAAGTATAGTGGAGGATTTTAGCACATGACATTTGTTTGGCGACACCCAAAATTTTATAAAAAATCAAAAGATGACTTGACAAATGAAGTAAACTATGATAAGGGAATTAATCATGAAAAAATACAAAGTAAGACTAGCAGGACTAGGAATAGAAGCAGTAGCAATAATACCATTCGAGGAAGAACCAACACTAGAGAAGATAGAAAATAACGTAGCTTATTATTTAAATAATAATCTAATGAAAGTAGAGGCTAATGAGTTTGTTAGCCGAGATAGATACTTAATAACATACGAGGAAGTCCAAGTTGAATTATAAGCAACAGTTAGAAGTCATTAAAAATCTAAACTTAAAACAAGATCACAAAGAGAGAACAGATTGTCCATTCTGTCATCATAGTAATACAATGCTAATTGATACCACTGGTAATAGTATTGGCTGGTACTGTTTTCATGCTTCGTGTAAAGCAAAAGGAAAACACGAGGGGCAAAAAACTATGGACTATGTTATTAAGACTTTCTCAAATAAAAAAGATGATTCGGAGTTATCAGTATTTAATCTACCAGAAAGTTTTAAGTCCCCATTCTCTCATGAAAAAGCAATGAAGTATTTACGAAACAACAACTGTTGGGATTCTTTTATGATGAATAGAGCAGATATTAAATATGATGTAGCACAAGACAGAGTTGTATTTGTAGTTAAAAATAAATATACAAATGAATACGCAGGTGCAGTTGGCAGAGCATTACATAAGGACACATATCCTAAATGGTTTATGTATGGTAATAAGCATGTTCCTTTTATTTGTGGTGAGGGTGATGATGCAGTTATTGTAGAGGATTGTGCTTCTGCATGTGCAGTATCTGGTGTACTAACTGGTATTGCTTTGATGGGTACATCATTAGCAGATACACACCTTGCACATATAATGCAATACAAAAATATTTATGTTGCACTTGACAGAGACGCAACTACTAAATCCTTTTCTATTGCAAAAGAGTTAAGGTCAAAAGGTTTTACAAACGTAAAAGTAAAAGCATTGGAAGATGATTTAAAATATTTTAAAACAGACGAGATAAGGAGTATATTTTATGACTGAAGAAATGATGAAAGAGATACTTGAAAGTTGGACTAACTGGAAGTATGATATTATAGATACAAACAAAGCAGATTGGACTCAAAGGGATCAGAGCAAACTTGACACAATTACAGTTATACTAGAGAACGAACTAAAAGTACAAAAAGCAATCAACAGAAGATAATGAAGGGAGACACGATGGAAAAGCAGATACTAAAAAAGATGTTAGACAAATCTTTTTACGACCAATACAAAGGCTCAGTATCAAGCAGTGTATTTGAGGGTGACTTGGGTTCTTTGTTTGACACAATCAAACGAGCACACTCAGAGTATGAGGAGTCAATAAAAGTAGATGAGTTATATGGATTGCATACTACGATGTATAATCCTGCATTAACTAGGGCAGCAAAAATAAAATTCAATGAATTAATTGAAGACTTAAAAGATATACAAGAACCATCTAACGAGATAGCAAAAGATATTATGAAAGTTCTTGTAGAAAGAGAGACTGCACAGAAGATAGCAGTTGAAGCCACAGAAATATTTAATGGTAAGCCTGCAAACTTTAATGATATTATTTCTATAATAGAAAAGCACAAGACAAATACTCCAGATGAGAAAGTAGAATCTGTGTCCAATAATATTGGAGAAGTTATGAATCAATTAGTTGATACAACTAAATGGAAGTTCAGTATCTCTACACTGAGAGACGAGGTTGGTGGTATTGGTGATGGTAATTTAATGATTGTGTTTGCTAGACCAGAGACAGGTAAGACTGCTTTTTGGGTTAGTCTAGTGTCATCACCAGATGGATTTGCTGAGCAAGGTGCTAAAGTTCATGCGTTTATAAATGAAGAACCTGCAGTTAGAACTCAGATGAGAGCCATATCCTGTTATACAGGAATGACAAGAGAAGAAATAGTTGAGAACATAGAGATTGCAAATGGTAAATGGGATTTAATAAAAGAGAATATACAACTATATGATACTGTTGATTGGACAATGGACGATATAGATTCACATTGTGAAAAACATAAGCCAGATATTATTGTCATTGATCAACTTGACAAAGTAAATATTTCTGGTATATACGCAAGGTCAGATGAAAAACTCAGAGCAATATATACTAGTGCCAGAGAGATTGCAAAACGTAGAAAGTGTGCTATCATTGCAATATCACAAGCATCAAATGATGCACATAATAAAAGACATATGGATTTTAATATGATGGAAAACTCTAGGACTGGTAAAGCAGCTGAGGCTGATTTAATTATTGGTGTGGGTAAAGCACCAGATACAAATGGTCAAGAGAATATTGATAGATCATTATGTATTTCTAAAAATAAAATAAATGGGTATCACGGAATTATTGATGCTAAAATTTATAGAGAGATAAGTAGGTACGATGTATGATTACAGTAGTTGACGTAGAAACAACATATCAAAAAAATAAAAACAATGGATTTGATCCATCACCATTTCACCCAGATAATAAACTGGTAAGTGTAGGATTAGAGTCAAAGTTTGGTAGTGAATATTATTTTACTTACCACTCTGAAAAAGTTAGTGAGGGGTGTTATGGCAATATACAAGAAAGGCTAGACCAGACTACTTTATTAGTAGGCCACAATCTAAAGTTTGATTTGATGTGGTTATTAGAGGCAGGTTTTAAATACACTGGTAAAGTCTATGATACTATGATAGGTGAATATATACTTAACAAAGGTGTTAGAAAATCTTTAACATTGCAAATGTGTTGCCAACGTAGGAAGATAGGTATGAAGGATGATCGTATAAAGGAATACATGGATCGTGGTATATCTTTTGACAACATACCTGCTGATCTTGTTGAGGAGTATGGTAGAAATGATGTAACAATTACCAAGAGATTATTTGAGTCTCAGATGGCAGACTTTAAACTTCCTGCTAATAAAGATTTAGTTAAGACTGCTAAGATGATGGGTGAGTTTTTAGTTGTATTATCTGACATGGAACGTAATGGTATCTATGTTGATCTAAATGTTTTAGAAAAAGTAAATGCAGAGTACACTGCAGAAAAAGAATATCTAAGGCAGAAGATAGGTAAGATTGTTTATAATAAAATGGGTGACACAGAAATAAATTTATCTAGTCCAGAACAATTATCATGGTTAATCTATTCTAAAAAACCTTTAGACAAAAATAATTGGGCCAAAATATTTAATGTTGGTGTAGATAAGTCAACAGGTAAAAACAAACGAAGACCACAGTTTTCATTAAATCAATTTAGATCTCTAGTTAAAAACAATACTGCACCTGTATATAAAACAAGTGCAAGCAAATGTATACCTTGTGATGGTAAAGGTGTAACTAAAAGAATAAAAAAAGATGGCAGTCCGTATAAAAATTATACTAAATGTTCTGACTGTGATGGTGATGGATTTATATATCACAAGATGGCTAAACTTGCAGGGTTTAATCAAGTTCCTAGAAGTGTATATGATATATCAGAGTCTGGATTTAGAACAGATAAGGTAACTCTATCTAAACTTTCAGCAGAATCTGAGGGAGAACTTAGAGAATTTTTAGATGCTATTGTAAGATACAATGCAATAGATACTTATCTATCTACTTTTATTTCTGGTATTAAAGATCACACAGATGATCAAGGTATGCTACATCCTAAATTTATGCAGGCAGTAACTGCAACAGGTAGACTGTCGAGTCGTGATCCTAATTTTCAGAATCAACCTAGAGGAAAAACATTTCCTATTAGGCAAGTTGTTAAGTCAAGATTCTCTAATGGTAAAATATTGGAGATAGATTTCTCTCAGCTTGAATTTAGAACTGCAGTGTTTATGGCACAAGATAAACAAGGTATGGAAGATATAAAAAATAATATTGATGTGCACCAATACACTGCAGACATTATTGGAGTATCAAGGCAAGATGCTAAAGCACATACATTTAAACCTTTGTATGGTGGTGTAACAGGTACTGAAGACGAAAAGAAATACTATCGTAAGTTTTTAGAAAAGTATAAAGGTATAAAAGCATGGCATGATAAATTACAAACACATGCTATTAAATTTAAATGTATACAAATACCTACAGGTAGGCAATACTCATTTCCATATGCTCAGCGTATGCCTTGGGGTGGTTCTAGTTATGGTACACAAATAAAAAATTATCCTGTGCAAGGTTTTGCAACAGCAGATATTGTTCCATTAGCGTGTATAAATATTCACAATCTAATGAGGGAACAGAAAGTAAAAAGTTTACTCGTAAATACAGTTCACGATTCTATCGTAGCTGATGTTTATCCTGGCGAAGAAAGTGTGATGGGTAAAATATTCAAGCAGGGCACAAGTAGTGTTATTGATTCATTGAAAGAATATTATAATATAGATTTCAATGTTCCACTTGACACAGAAACAAAAATAGGATATAACTGGTTAGATATGAAGGAGGTAATAACCATATGAGTTTAAATAATACTGAAGATAAAACTAGAAAATATATAATCATGGGTAAGTTTGATCACTCAAATAAATTTATATTTGAAAAACAATTCATTAACAAGCATAGTGCAGATGCATACGCAGAGTTGATGACTGCAAATAAAGAGCATGACGGATACGAATACTTTTTATTTGAACAATCGAAAGCCTATAAATTGGAGGACTAATATGATTGAGGCATTAGAAACTTTAGATGAATATGATGATTCAGACATTACTGTCTACGATGAGTATCAAGCCTTTGTAAATAGTTTCGAAGGAACTTATGATACTTTGTATTTAAATAAAGATCATGAAGACTATTCATCATGGAAGCAATATGCTGAGTATGATGGATTCAAAGTAATACAAACCGATGAGGAGACACGCTTATGTTAGATATATTTTTATCTGCCTGCTTAGCAGTTGTTATTTTCTTTTGGGTATGCGATTTGGTGTACCCACCATACAAGAAAAAAAATAAAAAATAGTACTTGACATTTACTATAAAATATGATATACATTAATTTTTACAAGGAGGTGTTCAATGTCAGACAATGAACTTATAAATATAAACCAAATGACCGATGAGCAAATAATGAAAGCTATAGGTCAAGACGATGGTACATCTAGTAGTGATGGCATTCCTAGATTATCTATTAATAGAAGCCCAGAAGATGACGATGGTAATCAAATACCAGTTGGTTATTTTTCTGTGTT